CTGGTCCCATTTGTTCTTCTGGTGGATTCATAAATTTACCAGGGTCTTTAACCCCAAATCCTGTTTCCAGCAAGTAAGAAGCCAGAGCATCAAGTTTAATAATTCCTGCTTGAGCAAATGGTGCCATTGCATCAACGACTTGGAGAGCCATTTGACGACGGAATGATTCATTCATTGGGACTGTTGAACCAGCCTCAACTGTAAAGTCAAAGTTTCCGTTAATGTATTCATTGTCAAATTCAACCCAAGCCCACTGACCTGGCTTATCTAAAACACGAACTGTTTGTTCTTCTGTCATGTATTGTTGTGCAAGTTTGATAAGTCTTTCTGCACATTTTGCAATACCTTTTTCAATAAGACCAAGTTTTTCAGATGCACGGGCATCAGCAGAGCCTTGAATAATACTTGCTTCAGTAGCAGTACGACGAATTTCTGGCAAAATACCACGCTGGTATTCAGAAACACCAGAAACTCTATCCATGTCTGCGATAATCATTGCAGATTGGTTATAGAAATCTGGAGGGTTAATCAAAGCAGGCATAGGTACAACAACATTGCCAAGGTTTTCATCTCCCTTAACAGGAACCATAGCGTTGTCTTCATCAGAAGAAAGTGCCTGACGACCAAAGTCATCAAATGCAGATTCCTTGAATAGGTACTTGCGTGAGTAACGCTTTCTATGGTTCATCATCTGTGTACGAGTCTCATTCAATTCGTACTGCAATGGTTCAATTGCTTCTAGTTCACCCATTGGGTAAAAGTAACCAGGAATATCATAGTTACGAAGCATGGTAAAAGGATGACCAAATGCGTATGGCATCTTTGTTGGTTTAATTAAGAACTTGTCTCCAGTTTCGGAAAACACAGACATTGTTCCAGTATTCAAGTCATACCACTCATACACATTGCAATAAGCATCTGAAGGGTTTGTCCCTCTACTCATCTCACCGTTCTTTATATATTTAGAATAAGAACTTGCAGTTACTTCTTGTCTTGCTGCAGAATCATAACGCTTGTCATTCTTTACATCATTCAGTGGACGACGGCTCATTTGTGCAATCCAACGAATATCTTTCATTGAAGATGCATCTGAGTCAACAAACATATGGAATGGGTCAACACGCTCAATGAATGGGCGGTCTTCTTTAATAATAAATTCAGACTCAACAGCAGATTCAGTTCTTGTTGGGTCTGCTAATTCGTCTGCGGTTTCAGTAACTTCTTTATCTACTGTTACATAACGATAACCAGACTTAACCCAACCATGACCAAGAATCAAGAAGTCACGGACAGCAAGTTGATATTCATCTTGGCACTGGTAATGTTCCCACCAATAGTTTACAATTGCTTCTGTAACTACTGCTTTGTCAGCATCTTCTGGAGTTCGTGGAGAAACAACAATCTTTGGACGACCAATAGAAACTGATGGATAAAGAACATTGATTGTAGCGAAAGCAAGGTTCACGAGCATTCTATCTTGAGGCAAACTACCTTTGTATTGTTTTCCTCTGTATAGATTGATTAAACGAGTCCACAATTGTGGATAGTTGTCATTCTCAAGCCATTTTTGTGAATAACTTAATTGTTGACGATACTTAGCGAGTATCTCCGAATTTGCTTTGCGTGCCATTTAGTCCTCCGTGTATTCGTCCTCTGAATCCATTTCGGAGTCAGCCATAACTTTACCATCAGGCATATAATGATAACCTTTAGGAAGTTTTACTGCATCCTTTGGCTTCTTACCTTTTGGCATTTCCTTCATATTTTCTTCTGACATATCTTCCGACATATCTTCTTCTGGCATTTCGCCTTTTGGAGAAATAACCATAATAGCAACTTTCATTGCCTTGCCCATTGGGGTATCTTTATAACCGTGCATTATTTGCTCCTCTTTTTCTTAGCAGCATTTTGTTCACTAATTGCAATAGCAATAGCCTGTTTGCGTGATGTCACGATAGGTCCATTCTTACCAGAATTAAGAGTTCCTGCTTTATATTCTTTCATTACCTTTTCAACTTTTGTTGCAGGTACATTCTTTTTCTTTGCAGCCATTGTTATTTTTCCTTATTCTTATTGCGTTGCGAAATTGCTTGAGCCTTTTGACGAGCGTCTGCTTTGCTAGAAGCACCCCAAGCGTATAAGGATAAAAGTAATCTCGTAGGTTCTCCATCTTTGTCTCTTTCAGGTCCAGGCATGTTTCCCATTCTTGCAAGAAATGATGCTCGTCTTGGATTGTCTCCTTCTTTTACTGGAGCCTTCAGATTACCTCCAGTTGCAGCATTATAAGATGCACGACCCTTGGCGTTTAAACCGCCTTCAGGATTCTTGCCTTCTTTCTTTTGCCACGCTGGAGTCGCCATTACTACTTCTTTTTCTTTTTAGCAGCGTTCATATTGTCCACTAAATTAGGATATGGACGCCCTGCTTTTTTAGCAGATTCTTTAGCCTGTGTTTTTTGTGCACTTGTCAATGGAGTTGACTTCTTCTTAGGATTCTTTGTATCCCAAACAGGAGTAGTGGTTGACTTCATTGGATTGTACTTTGGATTACCAGGCATTACTTCTTCTTCTTAGGCATTGGCTTTGGTGCCATTGGCATTGCTTTTGGTGCTTTTGGTGCTGGAGCCATTGGCTTAGCAGCAGACTTCTGTGCAGCATTATATGCTTTGCCCATTGCTGTTTGCTGAGGCTTTGGTGCTGGAGTACCGAAAGGTTTCATTGCTTCCTTTTTTTTCTGCGTAGCCATTGCTTCCTTTGCTGCTTTCTTACCCTCTTGGGTGTAAGGATATGATTTACCGTTTACATTTGGCATGATGCCTCCTATTTTTTGTTTAAGTGCCAGTCAATATGATTGCTGAGTTTATCATCAACCTTATCAACCTTTTGGACTACTTGCTCTAGAAGAACTCTAGATTCGTTGTGTTGTTCTGTATTTTCTTTGCGAAGACCCTGAATAACTGCAACCAATGGACCAACAATGAATGCAACAACTATCGTGACCCATACTGGTTCCATTTAAATCAACTCAGCCCTAGCAGGAACTTTTGATATCTTGCCAGATTTAAACTCTGGAGTATCTTCATAACTCTTTTGTATTTCACGAATAGTAGGACCATTCCAGTTAGACTTGCCTTCGCTGGCTCCTCTAAATCCGAAAGTTACTGTTTTGACATGGCAATGAAAACAATGACCCCTATTGAGGTCATTTTCTGTCTTTAATTCTTTGCCGCATGCACAATTCATAGTTAAATCTCCTAATATATAGTCCGTTTAGTCCCATTTGAAAAGACTTTTGTTTAATATGTGTTGTATTCCCCAATAACAAACTTTTCTGGGCGTGGTTTGGATACTTTTGATGCAAAAAAATCAAGAGTTCCAAAGGGTTTCTCTGTTTGAACCCTATATTCTGAAAGCCAAACATACTTAAGCATCTGGTTAGCAATAGCCAAACTCATTACACGGTCGTCATGAGGAGAACCATGAGTAGAGCCATTATCATCACGAACAAAGGTTTTAAGTTCTGCAACGGTGTATTCGCACTTTATATGAAGCGCTCCGTCTCTTATAGCCGCATTTAGTTCATCTATAGCCAAAGGCTTGCTAAGACTCGTTGTACGCCATCCTAGCGTCTCTGACGGCTCTGCATTGCGTTGGTTCAAACGACGCTGACGATAAAGATTAGTATACTTAGATTTATACAAAGCAGTAAGTGTTGTTAGACCGTGGTTGTTTGATTCAACGCCAACTAATGCTTCGTTATAGAAGTATCCAAGAGGAAGTAATATTTCTTCGCCAAATTTATCTGGGTCAACATGACCATGCCAATGTGCTACAACTATGCCAGATTTCGCATCAATAACATGGGCGGATGAATAATCACCTCTTGCTAGTCCTTCAGCGACATCGGCTCCAATCGTATATACTCCACCGTATTGAGGTAAATGCCAAACAGTCAAAGGACCACCAGATGATTCAAATATAAATGAATTGTTTGAGTCATTTAACTTTTTATTAAAACCAGTTTTAGTTTTCTCTGTTTCTTGG